AAAGCATTCGTAATAGATGATCCTGATGCTGTATTTGAAATTCAAAGTGCAGGTTCTCCAGCTCAAACTGATGTCGGTTTGAACGCAGATATTTCCTATACTGCTGGCTCTGTGAAAACAGGGATGTCAGCTATGGAATTGTCTGGAACAACAGCAGCTACAACTGCTACGTTCAGAATTATGGGCTTTTCGAGTGACCCAGATAACAGTACAACAGGTTCAGCTAACGTGAATGTTATTGTTAAATTTAATGAGCATTTCTATGTCGATCCAACAGGAGTATAAATAATGGCAATTAACAGATCGCAATTAGCGAAAGAATTAGAGCCAGGTCTTAATGCCTTGTTCGGTATGGAATATGCTAGATACGAATCTCAACATTTAGAAATCTATGAAACTGAGACTTCTGACAGAGCGTTTGAAGAAGAAACACTTATCGTAGGGTTTGGTAATGCAGAGGTAAAAGCTGAAGGTAGCGGTGTCAGATTTGATACAGCTAACGAAGGTTATACATCTCGTTACACTCACGAAACAGTAGCTCTTGCTTTCGCTTTAACAGAAGAAGCAATTGAAGATAATCTTTATGATAGACTCGGAGCAAGATATACCAAAGCTTTGGCAAGATCTATGGCTAACACTAAGCAAATCAAAGCTGCTTCAGTATTAAACAATGCGTTTAGTACAACTGGCGGTGACGGTAAAGTCTTAATAGCTACAGATCATCCACTAGGCGGTGGAGGTACACTTGCAAACAGGGCTACCACTATGGCGGACTTGAATGAAACTTCACTTGAAGATGCATTAATTAATATCTCTACATTTACGGATGATAAAGGTCTTAATATCGCATTAAAAGGTATGAAGCTTATTGTTCCACCACAATTAGTGTTTGTTGCTGACAGATTACTGCAAACTCCAGGTAGAGTTGCTACATCTGATAACGACATTAACGCTATCAACAATACTGGTATGATACCTGACGGTTATGTTGTAAATAACTATCTAACAGATACAGATGCTTTCTTCTTGAAAACAGACTGTCCTGATGGATTTAAGTATTTTGAAAGATCTCCTATGCAAACTTCATTAGAAGGTGATTTCGATACTGGCAACATGAGATATAAAGCAAGAGAAAGATATTCTTTCGGTTATTCAAACTTTAGAGCCGTTTTCGGTTCTCAAGGAGCTTAAGGAACGATTTATTGTAGCGTTTCTCACTCAACTACAATTTTTAGGGAGCTTCGGCTCCCTTTTTTTTGTTGATTACTTTGTGTTGTGGGTGTAAACTCAAGGTAGTTTAAAATTAATTAGCTTAATGAGGATCGATTCGATTTCCATTAATACAAGTAAAGGAGTTCATAATGGCTAATCCACATTTTCAAAACTTAATACTATGGGCAGGTAATACTGTTGCTACGGAGCACAAGAAAAACCAACCCATGTTCGCACCATATCCATCAGATCAAACATTTTATATGTATCATAATGATTTCTTTACATATAACTCTGGTGATTGGACTATAACAACTACTGAGGCTGGTACTGGTAGTGCTACTGAAGCTGTAACGTCTTCAGCAGGTGGAGCTTTATTGCTTACTAATGCTGCTGGAGATAACGATTTAGACTTTTTACAATTAAAAGGTGAGGGTTTTAAATTAAGCACAAGTAAGAAAGCATACTTTTCTGCTAGATTCAAAGTTAATGATGTAGATCAGTCAGATTTTGTTATGGGTCTGGGTATAACAGACACAACACCTTTAGATACTACTGATGGTGTTTTCTTCATTTCTGCTGACGGAGACGCAGGTTTAGATTTCTTAGTTGAGAAAGATAACAGTGCAACGACTACAGAAGATGTAGCAACTATGGCAGATGATACATTTATCACAACAACTTGGTTTATTGATCCAGATGCTTCAAAAGTATATTACTCAATAAACAATGCTGCTCCAGTTGGTGTTGCAATCACTAACTTACCAGATGATGAAGAATTAACCGTATCATTTGGTATTCAAAATGGTGAAGCATCAGCTCAAACTATGACTATTGATTACGTTGTAGCAGCAGTAGAAAGATAGGAGTAAACAATGGCAGATACAGTAACCTCACAAACTATCCAAGATGGTGAAAGAGTTGCTATCTTAAAGTTTACTAATGAATCTGACGGTACAGGAGAGTCTTCTGTTAAAAAAGTTGATGTGTCAGCACTTACTACCAATAGTGCTGGTGAATCTTGTACTAGCGTATCAATAGCACGTATTTACTGGGCGACCAGGGGTATGGCTGTAGATATAGAGTTTGATGCTACTACTAATGTTTTAGCTATACCATTACCAGCTGATAGCACAGGTGATGAATACTATGACGATAGATTTAGTGGTATACCAAATAATGCAGGTTCAGGTGTTACTGGAGATATTGACTTTACAACAGTAGGTCACTCAGATGGTGATGCCTATTCCATCATTTTAGTTTTAAACAAAAATTATTAATGAATGGCTACCAGGAAACCAGCTAAACAAATAAGCAGGACAACTGGAAAAGGTGGAAATTACCGCCCCACTAAAAAAGGGGCGGGAATGACCAAGAAAGGCGTAAAAGCATACAGAAAAGCCAATCCTGGTTCTAAATTAAAAGGAGCTGTGACTGGTAAAGTAAAAAAAGGTAGTAAAGCTGCAAAAAGACGTAAGTCTTATTGTGCAAGATCTCTTGGACAGCTTAAAAAAAGCTCTGCTAAAACAAGAAACAACCCTAATTCAAGAATTAGACAAGCAAGAAGAAGGTGGAAATGTTAAATGAGTAAAGCAAAAATTAAAAAAGTAGTAAAAGGTTTAAAAAAAGCAAGTAAATTACACGCATCTCAAGCTAAAACTTTACAATCAATAAAAATGAAAAAAGGTGGTAAGGTCAAAAGTGGCGGTAAAATATGCCCAGAAGGAAAAGCTTGGGCTAAAAGAACTTTTGATACATATCCCTCAGCATATGCCAATATGGCTGCATCAAAGTACTGTAAAGATCCAAACTATGCGAAAGGTAGTAAAAGAAAGAAAAAAGCTAAAGGTGGCTTTGTTTCTGTAAGAGGTCAAGGCATAGTCATGAAAGAAAGGCTAAGATAATGGGTCAATTAGCTGAATGGAGAAAACAAAATTGGGTTCGTATTGGAACAGACGGTTCTATTAAGGGACCTTGTGGAACAAGCAAAGACAAAAAAAACCCAGATCGTTGTTTACCAGCAGCTAAAGCAAGAAGTTTATCAAAGGCAGAAAGAGCTACCACAGCAAGAAAAAAGAAAAAAGCTGGTGCTAAAGGAAAAACAGTTGTTGCAAACACAAAAAAAGCAAGAGTTTCGGTCAGACAAGGAGGACCTATGATTAAAAATAAAAACAAAGCTGATCTCAACAAAGATGGTAAATTATCTTCTTACGAAGAAAAAAGAGGAATGGCTATTGAAAGAGCAATGGCAAAACAAAATAGAGTGAAAAAGAAAAATGGTGGTTTTATAGCTAAAGGTTGTGGTAAAGTTATGAATAACCGCAGAAAAGTAACCACTATAAGTTAGGAGAAATTATGCCAAAGAAAAAATCTGAGGATCCAAAATTACAAGCTAGACTAAATGCTAAAGTAAGACCAGATGAGCCAGTAAAGGATGAACGTATTTATATAAATATGCCTAAGAAAAAGGCTCCTGCAAAGAAAACTACTGCTAAACGAGGCAGACCAAAGAAAAAGGATTAATTATGTTTAAAAGAACTAAATATTATGCTAATGGTGGCTCTGTCAAAGGCAGTAAATATATGGCCAAAGGCGGTAAAGCTTCCAAATACATGGCGAAAGGCGGTAAAGCTTCCAAATATATGGCTAAAGGTGGAAAGGCATCAAAATACATGGCTAAAGGTGGTAAAGCATCTAAGTACATGGCTAAAGGTGGCAAGGCCTCTAAATATATGGCAAAAGGAGGCAAAGCTTCTAAGTATATGTCTAAAGGCGGTGCTTAATATAAATTATTAGATAAAGGGGGTTACTTTGTCGTATTTAATATCAAACATACCACAGTTTAAATGCTGGGTTAGAAAAGAATTTACAGCTAATCATCAAAAATATCACGGTGAGTACTTGCACGCTTTAGCGTTTGCAGTTAATACCATTCCTGATAGATCTTTGTCTTTTCAAGTTGTTTTTACTGGTTGCGAAACAGATTTAGAGGGACAACCAGATGAAAACATACATGGCGGTGCTATGTGGGCAAGGATGCCAATACAAGCTTTAATAGCTGATGTACCACTCGGAGAATGGCCTACACCCATGGAAGATCATCTAGCACAACCCTGGGACTGTTTATCACATCATCATTCAGTCGTGGTTTTAGATAGAGTGAGTTCTTCACCTTGGATATGTAAAATAGATGGGGAGTTTCATACAGGGACTTATATGTTTACGGTGGATTACACAGAACACTCTATCGCTGATGATTCTGCACAACATAAACAAAGTCATGTGCTATACTTAACTGACGCTGGAGAATATACTGGTAATTTTGTAGCTTTACCTAATAATAGAGTAAGAGCAACAAATCCTGCTTTATGGCGTGTTGGCGAGGGTCCACCAGATTTTTCACCAAGCCAATGGATTCATTCAGCAGAAAAACATGATAGTTATATGGATTCAAATGTAACATTTGATAATTTATATAACCAAGACGATAGGTATGAATAATGGCATTATCAGGAAGTACAAATTTTGAACCCAACGTAACAGAGTTCATTGAAGAAGCTTACGAAAGATGTGGAGCTGAATTAAGAACAGGTTATGATCTAAAAACAGCAATACGTAGTGTAAATTTAATGCTAGCAGAATGGGCTAATAGAGGTTTAAACCAATGGACTATAGAACAAGCAACGCAAACTGTAACAGAGGGCACTTCAAGTTATTCTTTAAATGCTAATGTTATAGATGTTTTAGACGTTGTTCTACGTAGAACAATAAACCAAACACAAACAGATATAAGCATGAATCGTATTAGTAGAAGTGAATATCTAAACATACCTAACAAAACAACCAAAGCAAGACCATCACAATTCTTTTTTGATAAACTTAATACACCAGCACTTCAAATATGGCCTGCTCCCGAAAACAGTACAGATGTATTAGTTTTTAATAAACTTGTGCGTATGGATGATGCTGATAAAGCTACAAATACTATGGATATGCCTTTTAGATTTTATCCTTGTTTTGTAGCAGGTTTAGCTTATTACCTATCATTAAAGAAAAACCCACAATTAACACCACAGTTAAAGTCTTTATACGAAGAAGAGTTCCGTAGAGCTGCTGACCAAGACGAAGATAGGGCTTCATTTAGAGTTAGACCAGATATAAGGATGAATTAATGGCGTACGCACTTGGTAAATTTGCAAAAGCTTTATGTGATAGGTGTGGGTTTGAATATAAATTAAACGATCTTAAAGAAGAATGGAATGGTTTAAAAACTTGTCCAGAGTGTTACGAATCAAAACATCCACAATTAGAACCATTAACTGCCACAGCAGACCCAGAAGCTTTATATAGACCAAGACCAAACAATGATGAAGAAGAGGGAGAAGGTTTTGTTGTTGTTGTGCAGTCAAATAATTTTAAACCAGATTTTTTAAATCCATCTACTTTACCAACTAACTTCACAGTTAGTGAGATGACAGGTGGCGTAGGCGAGGTTACAATAGTCACATGACATTATCAGAGCTAAAAACACTTATACAAAATTATGTAGAAAACACAGAAACTACTTTTGTAGCCACACTAGATGATTTTATTAAAAATGCAGAAGAAAGAATATTTGAACTTATACAATTTGATTTCTTTCGTAAAAACGTGACTGGTACTTTAACTACTGGTAATACCTACTTAACAGCTCCTACAGATTTTCAAATGAGCTTTTCTCTTGCAGTCATAGATAGCAATGGTGATTATAAGTATTTAGATAAAAAACACCCAACCTTTATGAGGGAATTTAGCGTTGATCCCACAGATACTACAGCTAGAGGTCAGCCTTTGTATTATGCAGATTTTGATAAACAATTATCTACAGCCTCTAATAATGGCTCTACGTTGATTGTAAGCCCTGTGCCCGATGCTGACTACAGCGTAGAATTACATTACTTATTTAAACCTAATTCATTAGTTACAGACACTACAGGCACATGGAT